GTGTTCAACTGGAGCTACGACAGCATCTCTGGTGGCTTCGTCTGCACCACGCTCGCGGTGGGAGGTTCCGCCACCATCACGGCGTGCACGGTCTCGACGCTGGCGACGGCGCTGTTCCTCACGACCGCGAAGGGAGCTGTGACATCACAGGGGGCGGCGGCGGCCGACCCGACCACGTTCATGAACGACGTGACCCAGATCACGCAGGACTGGGCGACGTTCATGACGTGCTTCGACCCAGACGGCGGCAGCGGCAACACCAACAAGATGGCGTTCGCCGATTGGAACGCAACCCAGAACAACCGATGGATGTACGTCGCATGGGACCCGGACCTCACGCCGACCACGATCGTTCCGGCGCCGACCTCGATGGGCCAGAAGCTTGCGGATGCCGATATCTCCGGCACCTGCCTGGTTTTTGCTCCGGATGCGACCAAGGCCGCATTCATCTGCGGCTCTGCAGCCGCGATCGACTTTACCGAGCACGAGGGACGCATCACCTTCGCGTTCAAGAAGCAGAGCGGCCTGACTGCTGACGTCAGCGACCAGACCACAGCCGACAACCTCGAGGCCAACCACTACAATTTCTACGGGGTGTACGCGACGGCGAACGACCAGTTCCTGTTCCTGTACCCCGGCTCGGTCTCGGGCGACTTCCTCTGGGCGGACAGCTACGTCAACCAGATCTGGCTCAACCAGGGCCTTCAGCTTCAGCTGATGGTGCTGCTGACCAACCGCAAGTCGATCCCGTACAACCGCGCGGGATACTCCCTGATCGAGGCCGCCTGCCTCGACCAGATACTGCGCGCGGTCGACGTCGGCGTCATTCGCGCCGGCATCACGCTCAGCCAGGCGCAGGCTGCGGAGGTCAACAACGACGCCGGTCTCAAGATCGACAAGGTCCTCAACGAGCGCGGCTGGTACATGCAAGTCCGCGACGCACCGCCCGAGGTCAGGGCGGCGCGCGGATCGCCGCCGTGCACGCTCTGGTACATGGACGGTCAGTCCATCCAGCGCATCAACCTCGCCAGCATCGAGCTGGTCTAACCGTAGGGATATAGAGCCATGGATATCACATCTGCGAATGCGATCTATACCCTGCAGGTCGCGAATCTGTTCACGACCCCGATCCAACTGCAGCAGTTTTCCGCCGACAACGTCTTCGGCACCGAGCCGCTGGCGTCGGCGGAAACCAGCATGGGGATCGACGGCAATCTTTCGGCCGGCTTCGTCTACGTCCCGGTCGTGCAGAGCGTCGAATTGCAGGCCGACTCGGCATCGAATGACCTGTTCGATCAGTGGTGGCAGGCCATGCAAATCGCGCAAGCCATCTTCCCGGCGCAGGGTCTCGTCACGCTGCTCAGCATCGGAAAGAAATGGACGCTGCGCAACGGCGTCCTCACGACATTCCCGCCGATCCCCGACGCGCAGAAGATCCTGCGTCCGCGGCGGTTCGGCATCACGTGGGAAAGGGTGTCGCCGTCGCCGATCAGCTGATCGAACAAGGGGGATAGGCAATGAGAAAAGACAAAATCGTAGTCATCACGGACGAAGGTCGAGACAAGGGCAAGACCTTCGTCATCAAAGAAATGCCCGCATCGCAGGCTGAATGGTGGGCCATCAGGGTCTTTCAGGCGGTGACGCGTGCGGGCATTGACATACCTGACAATATCAGCGGCGCAGGCATGGCCGGGATTGCCATGATGGGAATTCGTGGCTTTGCCAATCTGCCGCCGCCCGATCTCAAGGACCTCCTCGATGAGATGTTCTCGTGCATCTTCGTCCAGCGCGACAACAACCCGAACATCCTTCAAAAGCCGATGGAGGAAGACATAGAGGAGATCCGGACGCGGCTCAAATTGCGAGAGGAGTGGTTCGAACTCCATACGGGTTTTTCGCTCGCCGCCGCGAGAATGCAGTCGACCTCGCCGGCGGCGACGACGGAATCGAATATCTCGAATACCCAAACCTCCCAAGAACCATCGCCGCAGTGATATCGGCCAAGATGGCAACGCTGCACGAACTCGATACCGTCTACTCAGTCGAGGACGTCTATCTGATGCTCGAAGTTCTCACCACCGACGCCCACAACGCCCGCCTGGCGACAAAGAAACATGCCTTCAATAGTTGACGCACTGGTCATAGAACTCGGTCTCGACCCGTCCGCCTTCGACAAGGAGGAGAAGAAGGTTGCCGGACGGCTGTCCGGATTGAAGCAGCGCACGCGGCAGAGCGCCAAGGAAACCGAGGATTTCATCAATGGGATGGCGAACGGATTCGAAAAGATGGCCAGAGACATGGTGGCCTTCGTCGGGTCCGTCGTCAGCCTGCACGGGCTGGCCGCGTTCGCCAAGGACGTCATAGAGTCGAACCGCCAACTGGGCATCATGGCGGACGTGACGCAGGAGAACGTGCAGCGCCTGTCAACTCTGGGCAATGTGTTCGAGCGGCTCGGCGGATCGAGCAAGGGCGTCTTCAACGTCATAACGGCGTGGGACGCCGAACTGAAGGCCATGGAAATCGGCGCCATGGACCCGAACAGCTCGAAGCTCGTGCGGGTGCTGAACACGCTCACTGCCATCGGCGTCCGGGTGGAGCGGACCGAGAACGGAAAGATACGCAAGCCGCTCGATATCCTCGTCGAAATATCCGAGAAGATCGCAAAGTCCACAGCCTCGGCGGACGTCAAGACGGCGGTCCTGCGCGCGGCCGGCATCGACGATGAAACCATATCGGTGATGCTGCGCGGTGGCGAGGCGCTGCGCACCTACCTGAAAGAACAGGAGAAAATCTATCAGGTCACGGAGGAGCAGAGAAAGCGAACGGACGAGCTCAATCGCAAATGGGCCGAACTCACGCAGCGCGCGAAGGGCCTCGGTCAGGAGGGGTTGCTTCTCCTCGCCGATGGGTTCGACAAGGTGCTGGCCGCCATGCGCAAGATGCTCGAGTTTCTGAACACGACGTTCACCGACCCGAAGTCGCCGCTTTATCTGCCGTCGATGCAGGCCATCAAGGATTATTTCAGCGGCGATATTGGAAATGCCGACAAAGGAGCAGGCGCTGGCGCTGGAGGTGGTGGTGCAGGTGGTGGCAGCACTGGCGGCGGCGTCTCCGGCAAGGGCGCCCTCGGCGGGTCCGTGCACGGCCACCGCGTCGATCCATACGGCGGATTGTCAGGACAGGAACTGTTCGAGCCGATGACCGGGACGATGGGCGGCGGCGTCGGCGGCCACAGCGCAAAGTTCGGGGCTGGACATCATGAAGGCGTCGATATCATGGGGCGCGTTGGTTCCCCGGTTTATGCCTCGCGCGCCGGGACCATCGTCTCGGCAGGCCGCCAGGGAGGCGGCCTCGATCAGGTTCTCACGATTGACCATGGAGATGGCACCTTCAGCCGATACCTGCATCAGGGTCCGTCAAATGTGAAGCCGGGCGACAAGGTTCTCGGCGGCCAGATGATCGGATCGAGTGGATATCGCAATGCGCCCCACAGCCATTTCGAGATGTGGCGCGGCAGGCCGGGCGGCACTAACAGTGCTCTCATGAATCCAAAGGCGCTCTACGGCTGGGACAAGAACAACCCGGCAGTCGGCGGTCGCCGCGTCATCGGTCGCGGTCCGGGCGACGATGGTCAGGAATCGAAAGACGCGGCCGGCGGCATGTGGGAGCGCGGAACGGCGCCGATGCAGCAGTTTAGGTCGCCCATACAGCTACGGCAGCAATCGTCATCGATAAATTCCCGCACCGACATCAGTTCAGTCAACGTCAATACGGGGGCCACCGACGCCTCAGCCATCGCCGGCGACATCGCCAGAGAACTCAAGCGCCAGATGAAGCAGAGCATGCCGTCGCAGCAGCTAATCGACGCCCGCAATCCGGCAGAAGCCAACGCGGCGATGGTGGCGGCTGAGCAGGCGCGCACGCAGGCGGAGCGATAGGATGGCAACCGTCATCGACCACGTCCTGCTCGAACTTGGTCTCGACACCAAGAAGTTCGACGACAACATCAAGAAATCCGCCGAGGTGTGGCTAAAGGCGCGGCAGCAGGCCGAGGACGCGCAAAGGCACACCGAGGAACCCGTCAATGCCATGGGCAAGGCGTTCTCGTCTCTGACGACGAAAGTCCTCGCCTTTGCCGCGTCGCTGGTCACCATACAGAAGCTGGCGCAGCTCGGGGCGGAATTGGTCAAGGGCAATATCGACCTGCGCAATCTCTCCCAGACGACGCAGGATTCAGTAGAGACGTTATCGAAATGGGGAAACGTCGCCGAACGGTCGGGGTCATCGTTCAACTCGATGATGCAGGCCATCTCGGGGATGGATCGCGAATTGAAGCAGATCGCCATCACCGGCGGCGGCGGAAATTTGACCACCCTCGTCAACTCGCTCAATCAGATGGGCGCCGACATCAAGATCGGTCCGGCGACGAAGGCCACCGACCTCTGGATGAAGATCATATCCGAGATGGACCGCCTCGGCATGGACACGCGCAGGAAGACGGCGTTCCTCGAGCAACTGGGTTATGCGGACCCGTCCGTCATCGCAATGCTGACGCGCGGCAGCGAAAATATGAAGCGCATGCTGAAGGAGCAGGACGACATTTACGTCGTTACTGGCAAGAATGTCGAGGAGTCTGATCGTCTGTGGCGCGCGTGGTACGAGTTGGAGCAGCGCGCAAAATCGCTGGGTCAGGTCGTCATGCATGATTTGTTCGAACCGATCAAGAACGCGCTCATCGGTGCCAATATCGGTGTCGATGCCGTCAAGGGGCGCGTGACGGCGCCGGAAAAGAAAGATGCGTTCGGTGGACCGAACTCAGGGCGCAGCGGTCAGGGCGCAATGATTCAGCCGTTCCTGTTCCCGTTCGGAAGCGGTCTCGGCGGTGAAGGCAGGAAAGATTCCGCGACGCCACCGAGGAACTACCAGTACGTGGCCCCGCCGGGAAGCGGTGATGATGGCGACGGTGACAAGTTGCCGAACAATGCGATGCCGAATGCATTTCAGCGCAGCAGCGTGACCCCGACAAGGACATACAGCGGCGCGGCCAGCTTCTATTCAGGTCTTCCATCTGAGGGTGGCGCGATGACGTCCACTGGCGAGCGCGTGCGGCCCGACACCTACAGCGGAGCACTGCAGACCGATCTGGCGAAGCAGTACGGAGGTCTGCGCAAGAACGGGGTGTGGGCAGACGTGGTCGATGACGCGACCGGCAAGCGCGTCCGCGTCTATCTCAATGACACAGGACCACTGCGACCGGGGCGGATGGTCGATCTGTCGCCGAAGGCGTTTCAGGAGTTTGCCCCGCTGTCGAAGGGCGTCGTCCCGAACCTGCGAATGGAGATGCTGCCCCCGGCTCCGCCAGGATCGCCATACAAGGGCGGCCCGGTGGGGGGCGGAAATGCATTTAACAACGGGGCGCCACCGATCCCGTGGCTGTCGAATCCCCGCCTGCTGCGTTCGCCTCGGTTCAACCAGACGCTCAACCCGGCGCAGAACTACGCGACGTCCGAAATGACTGTCCACTCTCTCATCGTCAACAGCGCCAATAAGCCGATCACCGATGACGCCTACGGTCTGGCGACCGAGGCCATCCCGGCGCTCGAGCGCGGCGGCTACATGAGCCAGATGACGGAGGGACCGTTCTGATGGCGATCTTCCCGAATTTCCCAGGCATCCCGCCTCTGATCAATTTCCTGTTCCCGCAGGCGCCGACGCTGCTGACGACGGACACGGTCGATGGCGGGAATTTCACCAAGCGATGGGGTGTGTTCAAGGGCGGCCAGCCCGTCATCTCGTTCGACGCCTTCATCGGCATCGACTATCGGCAGGGATGGTCGATCTCCGACTTTCCGCTCGAGCAGGGCGCGTTCGAGAGCTACGACAAGGTGCAGCTTCCGTTCGACGTGCGGGTCAAGTTCGCGGCCGGCGGCACGCTGGAGAACCGTGAGGCGCTGCTGCAGTCGGTCGCCGCCATCGCGAAGACCCTTGACCTGTACGACGTCGTCACCCCCGAGGTTGTCTACACATCTGTGAACGTGCAGCACTACGATTACCGGCGCACTGCAATCAACGGAAACGGTCTGATCACCATCGAGCTGTGGCTTCTCGAGGTTCGCATCGGCGCATCTGCCGGGCTGACGCAAATCGGTGGAGCCAATCCGACCGACGGAACGGCGCAGACCACCGCTGATGCGACGCCATTCACGAGCGGAGCGCCTCCGCTGACAAATACCGCAGACCCGTCCGGGATGACCTCGTTCAATCTCGGCGGCGTTCAGCCACAGGTGCCGACCGCTGCGCACCTGGCAACTGTGTCTGGCCCTACCGTTGGGCAGCTTCCGGCAGGGCCATGATCATAGTTCCGGTCATCAACAAGCCGGCGCAGACCATGTCCATCACGCTCGGCGGGCAGGCGACGGTCCTGCGCGTTTACGAGAAATTCTACGGTCTCTACATCGATATTCTGGTGAACGACGTACTGGTGATTGGCGGGGTCGTTGCGCGCGACCGCAACCGCATCGTGCGATCAACTTATCTCGGATACATCGGTGACTTGTCGTTCTTCGACACGCAGGGGAGCCACGATCCGAACTACGCCGAACTCGGAGTTCGGTATCTGCTAGGATACTTTACGCAAGACGAGCTTGCGCAATTTGGGATCACCTGATGCCCGGCTCGTTCGTCCATCGGCGCATAAACGTCAGCTTCTCGCTCGGTCTTGGATCGACCGGGCTGGCGGGGCTGAGCAATTCGACGCTCATCGGCAAGCGCATCTCAGCCAAGATAATAGTGCCCGGACCAGGCATCGCCGGGTCCTGCAGCCTGCAGATCTACGGGATGCCGCTGTCGGACATGAATGCTCTGGCCAAGACCGGATGGATCGGCCTGCAGCAAAAGAACAGCACGGTGCTGGTCGAGGCCGGAGACGACCAGAACGGAATGAGCGAAGTGTTTGCCGGGAACATCATCTATGCGTGGCCAGACATGACGAACATGCCGCAGGTCGTGATGCGCATCGAAGCACAGACTGGCTCGTTCGACGGAGTCAAGCCGGCGCAGGTAACCAGCTTCAAGGGTCCGACGCCGTTCATGACCGCAGCGCAGAGCATCGTGCAGAAATTTGCCAATCCCCGAACGCTCGAGACCACTGGCATCAACAAGATGCTGGACAGCCCGTATTTCTACGGATCGGCGCTGTCGCAATTCAAGTCACTCGCCAAGGCCGCGCGTGTGGCGTGGGTCGATGAAAATCAGCGGACGATAGCGGCGTGGCCGATGCAGCAATCGCGCCCAGGCGGAGGCACGCTCATCTCGAAGGAAACAGGCATGGTGGCCGACCCGATAGGCACGCCTAACGGAATTCTGGTCCGTCAGCTTTTCTCGAAGCCGTACAAGTATGGCACCGCAGTCACGGTCCAGTGCATCATAACGCCAGCCAACGGTTCGTGGTCGATCGCTAAGCTAGAATACTCTCTCGAATCAGAGATGCCGCACGGGGAGTGGTTCACGACCATCACGGCGATAAAGATCGGAGGCGGAGGTGGGTGACACTCCGGCAGCACAACAAGGTTTTGCAGGTCAACAGACGCCGTGGGACGAGAACACTCCCGGTCACATGCAACGATTCATGGCCGAGCAGATTCTCGGCCGCGTCAACACGGCGATGTTGTGCAAGGTTCAGGCGGTGTCAGGTGGAGGAAACGCATCGGTTGGCACGGTCGACGTGCTGCCCCTCGCCAAGATGATGGACGGCCTCAGCAACACTTTCAGCCACGGTGTCATCAATAATCTTCCATACTTCCGTCTGCAGGGCGGCAAGAACGCCGTCATCATAGACCCCAAGGCTGGTGACATCGGCGTGGCGGTGTTCGCCGACCGCGACATCTCCGGCGTCAAGCGGTCGAAGAAGGAGGCGCCGCCCGGATCGTTTCGCCGGTTCGACATGGCGGACGGCCTGTTCTTCCCGTGCTTCCTCGGCGAGAAGCCGGACAACCGGGTAGAGTTTGCCGACGGCAACAAGATCTTCGTCTATCAGAAGGACACATCGGCCCTCGTTGTCACGAAGGACTACGTCCAGATGAAGAACAAGAGCTCAGGCATGCACGTCACAATTGACGTCAAGCAGGGAAAATATCTGGTTGGCGGCAACTGGGAGATCGCGAGCGATCCCAACTCCGGGGAGCCTTCAGCATGAAGACCCTTCTGCTCGACCCGACAAACTGGGACCTGATGGTGGACGCTTCCAACAACATCGCGGTGGCGGCGAACCCCTACGCGCTGGCGCAAGATGCTGCGTCGGCCATCAAGCTGTTCGAAGGCGAGCAATACTACGATACGACGCAGGGCGTGCCGTACTGGGCTGAAATCCTCGGCAAGTTCGGTGCGCCACTGTCACTGGTCAAGAAGCGGTTCGTCACCGCCGCCCTCACGGTGCCGGAAGTCGTCGGAGCGCAATGCTTCATCCAGTCGTTCATCCATCGCGAGCTGCGCGGACAAGTGCAGGTCACTGACAAAAACAACATCATCTCTCCCCCGGTGAGCTTCACCACATGACAACGACAGTCCCATTTCCTACGCTCGGCCCGACCGGATTTCAGGCTCCGCAGGAGAACGAAATCCTCGCCGGAGTCATGACCGACATCAACCTCGCGATGGGGGGCGGCCTCAACACCAGCCTCTCCACCCCGCAGGGCCAACTCGCAACGTCCGTAGCCGCCATTATCGGCAACGTGAACGACACTTTCCTCAACCTGACGCAGCAATTCGACCCGGCCTACAACGACGGACGATACCAAGATGCGATCGCGCGCATCTATTTCATCGAGCGCAAGCCCCCACTGCCGACCGTCGTGCAGGCCCTGTGCGTCGGCCTGCCAGGCACAGTCATCCCGATAGGATCGATCGCCCAGTCGGTGGACGGCAACGTCTACACCTGCACGCTCGGCGGCACCATCGGCGCGTCAGGGTCGGTGACGCTGACGTTCGAGTGCAACGTTCCCGGCGCCATCCCGTGCGCGGCCGGAAACCTGAATTCGATCTATCAGACGATCACCGGCTGGGACACGATCACGAACCCGTCTGACGGGGTGATCGGTCAGGACGTGGAGAGCCGGCGCGACTTCGAGACGAGGCGGTTCGACAGCGTGGCGAACAACGCCATGGGATTCCTCCCCGCCGTCCTCGGAGCGGTGTGGGAAATCGACGGCGTCATAGACGCCTACATCACCGAGAACTTCACCGGGTCTCCCATCATCGTCGACGGCGACGTCACCATCGACGCGCACTCGCTCTACGTGGCGGTGACGGGCGGCAACGCCGACGAAGTGGCGCGTGCCATCTGGACGAAGAAGGCGCCAGGCTGCGCGATGACCGGGAACACGACGGTCACAGTCTACGACGACCAGTCGGGATACGACCCGCCGCTGCCGTCCTACGAGATCAAGTTCACCGTTCCGGACCAGCTGCCCGTGGTCTTCTCGGTGCAGCTGGCGACTAACCCCCAGATCCCGGCGACCGCCATCACATCAATTCAGGACGCAATCATCTCAGCGTTTGCCGGGGGCGACGGCGGCCAGCGCGCAAGAATCGGCTCGACAATATATGCCAGCAGGTTCTACGCCCCGGTCGCGGCCCTCGGCTCCTGGGTGCAGATCGTCTCGATCGACATCGGGTCGCTCAACACCGCAGACTCCAGGTTCACCGGGTCCATCGGCGGCACCGGCATGTCGACGCTGTCGGTCACCGCGCTCTCATCCGGGACGCTATCCGCCGGGCAGTATCTGTTCGGCACGGCAGGCGGCACCGGGATCGCATTCGGCACCGTCATCATCGGGCAGCTCTCCGGCTCGGCAGGAGGGACGGGGACCTACCTCATCAGCGTGCAGCCGCAGCCAGTGCCAGCAGGGTCGATCTACGGGGTCATACCGAACGACAATTCCATCAAGTGCAAGATCAACCAGGCTCCCGTCACGTCGGCTGACATCATAGCGGTCACCATCGCGCCATGACCGGGCCAAATTATCCTCCGCAGCCTTCGGCTGTCCCGTTCTCCAACGAGATCGGGGTGTTCGCCATCGGGCGCAGCCCGGTCGGCACCATCAAGCCGTTCGACATCTGGCGGACCGTCATGAGCCAGTACGCGAACTCGCCGCGGCTGATGACAATGATAGAGAACTTTCAGGACTGCATCGACCAGACGAAGAACATCGACTCGTTCTTCGACAACATCATCAACATCCAGACGGCGGTGGGCTACGGCCTCGACGTCTGGGGCCGCATCGTCGCTGTCAACAGGGTCTTAACGATCGGCGCCGGCCCGCCATATTTCGGATGGGACGAGGGCTATCCTGACTGGCAGCCGTTCGGTCCGGGCGGCTTCGGTCCGTTCTACTCAGGGCAGAAGCTGACCGACAACTACATCCTCTCCGACGACGGCTTCCGCGTCCTCATCCTCGCCAAGGCGTTCTCGAACATCTGCGACGGCTCGATCAAGTCGATCAACCGCCTCCTGCTCACGCTGTTCGGGACCGCCGGGAAGACCTACGTCCGCGACAACCGGAATATGTCGTTCGACTACGTCTTCGAGTTTCCGCTCACCTCTCTGCAGGCCGCCATCCTGACGAACTCCGGGGTGTTCCCGAAGCCGACGGGAGTCTCCTACACCGTCATCCAGATATAGAGGCACCAATGCTCTCATCAAGCATCCCAGCAAAATTCGGCCTGACGTTCGCGTCGGGCGCGGTGGCGCCGACCTTCCTCACGCCGCAGATACCAGATGCGCCGCAGACCAACGGTCACGCATCGATGACCGACGGCTTCCCGCCGCTGAACTTTCAGCAGATCGCGGCCGGCGGCATCCCACCATGGGGCGCCGACATGAACGGCCTGATGAAGCAGGTCTCGGCGTGGTTGCAGTGGCAGGCAGCTGGCAACGCCGGCATCTTCTACGACGCGGCGTTCTCGACGAAGATCGGCGGGTATCCCAAGGGAGCCTTCCTCCAGAAGCTGAGCACGCAGGACCGCTACTGGATATCGACCGCCGACAACAACACGGCCAACCCTGACACCGGCGGGGCCAACTGGATACCGTTCCCCGACGTCATCGTCCAGCAGCAGGCGGGCAACTACAAGATCGACGTCGGCACGCCGAACGCCTTCGACATCACGCTCAGCCCCTTGCCCGCGAACCTGGCCTCCATCGTCGGCGCCCCGATCCGAGTGCGGGCGGCCAACGCCAACACGAGCGCGTCGTGCACCATCAACATCCGCAACGCGGCAGGCGACCCCGCCGTGCCGATGATCAACGGCAACGGCTCCCCGCTGCTGGTCGGGCAGATCGCGCGGCCCAATCAGATATTCGAGGGCTTCCTCGACGGTCTCGGCAACTTCCAGCTGGCGTGGCCGCCGCCGCTCATAAGCACCCCGGCGCAGCAGCTCTGGGCGCCCGGGCAGATCATCATCTGGCCGACGCAGATCGCCCCGCTCGGCACGCTCGAGTGTAACGGAGCGTCGGTCCTCATCTCGTCGTACCCGAACCTCTACAACGTCATCGGTGGCCAGTACGGCAGCGTCGATGCGAACCACTTCAACCTGCCCGACCTGCGCGGCATGTTCCTGCGCGGCTGGGATCACGGTCGCGGCATCGACGTCAACTCCTCGGCGCGGACCAACCGGGGCGACGGCACGACGGGCGACCACACGGGCACAGTTGAGGCCGCATCCATCAACGGGTCGCAGCTGAACGCCCAGATGCAATTCGACATTCAGCAGTGGCACACGACGTTTGCCGGGTTCGGCGGCGGCGGAGGCTGGATGACTCCAGATATGCTTGCGATGATATTTAGTCCGGTGCCTCCGGTCCCGTCGAGCGGCCTCATGGCAATCACCAACATCGAAGCAGGCTTCATCGGCGGAAAACCCGGGTACGGAGTCGATGGCTTCATCGCCAACCTCAACCTGCCGAACACGGGCGAGACCCGCCCCATCAACATCAACGTGATGTACGTCATCGCGTACTGAGGAGGGACAGATGCTTTCGACACGCAAGATACTCGCGGCCCTGCTGGCAATCGGCTGGGCCGGGCTGTTGGCGCACGGCTCGGCGCTCGCCCAGTCGTCGCCGAACCTTCTGCCCGGTCAGGTTCCGACGGCTGCTCAGTGGAATTTCTACTTCACGCAGAAGCAGGACGTGCTCGGCTACTCCCCGATCCGCAAGGCGGGCGACGTCATGCTCGGGCTGCTTCGCTTCAGCATGACGGCCCCGTCGCTGTCAGGCTGCGGCACCGGACCGTCGATACGAGGCAACAACCAATCCGGTGAGGTCACGATGGGGACCGGGTCGCCGACCGGGTGCACCATCACGTTCGCCGCGTCCAACCCGTACTCAGCCGTCCCGAACTGCGTCGTGTCGTGGCAGGCGAACATCGCGTCGATGCAGTACGCCATCACACAATCCGCGCTGGTGCTGACCCAGACCGGGACGTCGTCGAACAAGATCAACTATTTCTGCACAGGGCTGCAGTAGATGCTGCCCGCAGCCCCCGACCACCTCATGGGCGCTCCGCCGCTGCCGTCTCAGCTGTTGGTCGACTTCACCGTCGAGTGCGAGGTCTCGTCGCGGGCGTACTACGAGAAGCACTACCAGCGCCCGGAGTGGCCGGGCGGCGCGTCGGGCGTGACCATCGCGATCGGCTACGACTTCGGATACGCCAGCCAGAGCAAGATCCGGAATGACTGGGGGCGGCGCGTCCCGCCAGGCATGCTCTCGGTCATGCTGCGATGCTCAGGCGTGACCGGCGGCGCCGCCAAGGCGCTGTGCTCGAGCGTCAGGGCCGAGATCCTGATCCCGTGGGACGACGCCATGGCCGTCTTCATCGCCACCGACGTGCCTGAATACACGGAGGGGGTCATCAAGGCCATCCCGAAGGCCGCCGACCTGCCTCCGGACTGCCTCGGGGTCCTCTTCAGCATTGCCTACAACCGGGGCAACGGCGGGTGGAACTCCGGGAAGGACCGCTACAGCGAGATGCGGAGCATCCGGGACGCCATCCAGGCCGGAGAAATCGACGTGGTGGCCCCGCTGATCCGCCGGATGGCCCGGTTGTGGCCCTCGGACGACAGGAGCAAGCCCGACAGGGGCCTGCGGGCGCGTCGTGAGCGCGAGGCCGCCCTGTGGGAGGGTGGACTGCGCAAGAACGCACAGAAACCCGCCTCTGTGGCCCCTACCGAGAACCCCCAGCGCACCCTGCCCGGACCTCCCAAGGGGACGGGGGAGGTGGCGGGGGCCACCGCGACCGCTGCCGCCACCACGGCCGCGGTCCACCAGGCCGACGCCGCCGGCTGGTCGAGCCTCGAACTCGTCGCGATCGCCGCCGCCGGTCTCGTTCTCATGTGTCTGA